ATGTTTTTGGGCCTGTTTCTTTTTGTGGTCTTGTGGCATTTTCGGAGCTTTGGTCTGGACATCTCCTGCTACTTGTTCCAAACCAATCTGCTTGAAAAAACCGTCATTACCCATCTGCTCAATCAACATTTTCATAACTCCAAAAAAGTTGCCACTTTCCTCTTCTTTATGTTCTTTGATATACTCTTTAATCAGCTTCTTTGCATCTGAAATACTTAATACCGTTCCATCCCCGTCTTCTCCATGATGTTCAAGCAAACCGGCATAAAACATTGTTAAAGTTGTCTGCGGAATATTTGTCATCGTATCTAAAACATCTTTAATGCTTTTGTTTCCGTCTGGATTAAACATTTCTGACATAAGAGTTGTTACTTGCTCTGTGCAATCCTTATATAATGATGCTTCAATCGAAAATTCGATTTTATAGTCTTTATTTCCAATTTTAAGTTCTAACATATACTTTTACCTTCCTCTCTCCCTTATTAAAGGGGAAGGGGCAGTCCGTAGACCGCCCCATATCTCTAATTACTAAACTTATTCTTCCTCGGTATCATCTAAATTGGTTGCCTGTGCCGAGTTTGTAACGGTGACTTTTTCATCAAGTCCAATAAACTTATTTACAGTACAGTTAATTGCCATTGTAAGCAATGCGTTCTGACCCAACGCTGGCATAGGCAATGTAGACGGAACCTGAACAATGATAAAGAAAGCATCTGTCATATCCGGAATATCAATCATTACACAAATTGTTTTTCCTGCGATTGCTTTCCATTCTGCAATAGTATCGTCTGTAGCATTGATTGTGATTGGAAGTGAATCTGTTACAGAGCTTCTTCCTGCTACAAAACGTGATTCTAAATCTTCCAATGCTGACGCATCAATTGTTTCCGGTGTTACTGATACTTCGCCAATAGAATTGATTCTTGTCAACTGTGAATAACTAGCACCGTCAGTAACCTTATTACCATCCGTTGATTCGGCCTGATACACTTTAATTCCAAGTGTGGATAATCCTGCAATATCTGCCATATTTATTTCCTCCTAATTTTTGATAAAAAAATAAGAGCATTTCTGCTCTTTGTTACAATGTATCGTTATATCCTACTAATCTTTGGTATCTTGCTACGTTTCTGTGCGTATCAGATGATGAATTATCCGGGAATGGCTCTCCAATCATTTGATAACGCATAGATTTCATAACATCCGCAATAACATCTGCTACTTCTTGTGCTTCTGTGTCGCTTGTATTGGTTGTAACCTCAATTTGAAACGAACTCAATATAGCATTTACACTTGTTCCTTCAATGTCTTGTCCTCGTTCCGCACCTTGCAATCTTTTAACATAGACTGTAGGAAACTTTGGATTTGTAGATGCCTTGCTAGAAGTTGTAAAGTTAATATCCGGATATTTAGTTTTCAGTTTTGATGTTGCCTTTGCCTTAATTACAGTAAAGACCTTTGAGCCAATATCACTTGTCCACATTATCTAAATACCTCCTTGGCAATACTAACAACTAACTCCGGCAATCTTAGGCTTGTTTCATACATAAAAGGTCTTGACGGCATACCTTGTGTAAAATAAAGTTTTCCGTCATTTCCAATATAAAACCATCCGTATTGCCCAGGTTCAAATTCAATTATTTTATCTCCAGTGTTATAATCCCAATCTACGCCAACGGGAAACGGATATGGGTATGGTGCTTCTTGTCCCGCCTGTCCTGTACCAAACTCTACAAATACTGCGTGTTTTGAGTCTGCAACTATATAGAATATTGCCTTTCCATTAGAAACACCACCGCTTATAGACTTAATACTTGCTATAAGTTCTCCGGTAAATATCGCATTGTAAGTTCCAAGATAAACTTGTGCAATATCCTCGCCTTTTTCTGCAAGTCTTTGGGCCAACAAATATGCTTTTCCTTCAAGGCTATCTCTGTAATTCTTAACATTTTTTATTAAGGCGTTAATTCCTTTTTTAGATAATGTTGCTTTATAAACTTTCTTCGACAAAACAACACCGCCTTACTTTGTAATTCGCCCTAAAACCGCCTTGAATTGATTAAGGCTAGGTTTTATTGCCAACACTCTGTAATCGGCTTTATTGCCGTCTACAATCGTCTTGTCGGCATCTTTATACTGTGGTTCGCTTTCAAACCATACAAGGCTTGTCTCTTCAATCGGAATTTGGTCTTTATCAAGTACCAACAACGCATCATATCCCGATACATCAATTCCGTACTCTTGTGTGTTTACTTCGCCACCAGACATAGATATGTTTCCATAAAAAGAAACAGGCTCAAAATACGTTGGTACTTTGTTACCCGTTTCTCTGTAATATACGTTTCCATCTTCGTCTATGTAGTCAACTATTTTGTTTCCGTTTTCGTCTAAAACGTACTCCGGCTCTTCTCCTTTGTATAATGCGTAATACATTTTCTGTTTATTTTTAGCAAGTGTCCTCATAATTACACCTACATTTCCACCTCTGGTAAGCCCTTAATACAAGTTGCGATTGTTACAATCCCGGACAAGGCGGTTGCGGATGCCACGTACACCCAGTCCACTTCGCTAATAACAACAGCAACTGATACCATGGCAACAAATGTTTCAGCCATAGTCTTAATAGTTCTAATGCCTGCGGCCTTTAACCACTTTTTTGTTTTTTCTTTCATCATTATTGCTCCTTCCGATCTTTATTTCCCATAATAACTTCATAAATTTCATCAAGTCTTTTATGCTCTGCTTTAAGACTTGCTTCCATTTTTACGATTCTTCCTTCGTGGTCTTTAACATCATTCTGAATGTTTCTTACTGTTTCCTTTACTTCTTTAACATCTTTGCTGATTTCGTCAAGTTTCATATCAGTTCTAGTATCTCTTTTGATTCGCTCTTCAAAAGTTACTTCATCGGATTTTCTTCGATTTTTTAAACCAATATAAATAGTAAAGCAAACAGACAATAACGCCACAAAAAAACCCGCAATTTCAAGAAGTAATCTTGTTTCAATCATAACTACTCACCTCTTCGAGTTCATATTTTCCGTTTCCCACCACCAATTACACGGAATGCCCTGCGGTTTAACCACGCACAAACTTCTAAAATATTGCTATTGGCACTATTCCAGAAAAGAATTTTTCTCTATCTGTATATGAACGACTAACACCGTTTTCATTATGCGAATCTTCGCCTTCTGCTCCGATTTTATTATAATCGTACAATGCAATATTTCTTATTTGCGCATAATATGCATACAAATCTTTGTAAATCATTTCGTCCGTGTAACTAGATGGGTATTTTCTAGCAATTTTCACTTCTCTAATAGCAGAAATGACCTTTGCTCTTAATTTGGACTCACTAAAAGTTGGCTCTGTTATTAACTCACTCGTAATATCTGCCAACAATTCATCTTGTAAGCCAACATTGATTAATTCATCCATAGTTTCACCACCTTATAAATCGAATTTTTCGATTAAAATCTTCTTTAGTTCTGCACCCGTAATGTTTTCTGCATCTTCAACATCTTCCGCTTTTGCAAGTTCTTGAAGTTCTGCTGTGGACATACGATTGATTTCTGTTTTTGTATAAGTCTTTTCGATTTCTTCCAAAGGCTCTTTCTCTTCGATTTTTTCAATCAAAGGTTTACCCTGCTTGTTGTTCTTGCTTGATAATTCTTTTAATCTTGCATCTGTAACAACCATTCCAAGGCGAGGGAAAATATCCCCCACCTTGTACTGATGATTAAAGTCTTGCAAGTCCTCGAAATAATGAATTACTTTATAACCCATTCAATCAACTCCTTGTTTTATGCTCCTGCTCCACTAATTGTTGCTACAACAATTCCGTCAAGTCTTTCTGCAAATAATACAAGTCCGGAAACCACAGTATCAGATGCAGTCATATTTGTGTAATCAGGTGCTTCGTGAATACCGATAAGACCGGTTGCATCAGATGTGAAACTGAATGCTTCGTTAAGGTCTGCACCGTTTACCGGGATGTAGTAAAGAACGATGTTGTCTTTTGCTGTTGCGTAAATCTTTCCCTTTGGTACGGAAGAATTGAAGAAAACTGTTCCTAAACCAAGGAAATTTTCAACGTATGTCATACCAAAAGCTGTCTGCAATGAAATGTTTGCTGTTGCTAAGTAATCTGCCACATCAAGCGGGTTCATAAAGTAAACAGCACCGATTTCATCATCTTCAAAAAGTACCTGCAACTGACCCCAAGCCTGTGCTAATGCACCCTGGAATGTTGAACCTTCTGCTACACCAGTACCGGTTGAAAGGAAATCAAAGAAGTTGGTTCT